GTTTTCTTAAGCTTACCAACTTTTTCTAAAAATTCTGAGATTCCTACAACATAACCCATCATAATTCTCCGTTTTTACGTTTTTCTCTATTGATTCTTTTTGCTTCTACAGAATTTTTAATATGTTCTGGTGTTTTAGGCTTTTTCATTTTTTCTGTATTCTTCCTTGGGGTTCTCATTTTTTCTTTTGTTTCTTCAGTGTGTTTTTTATCATACATACCATTATTTTTTACCTGAAGTTAGTTTTGACATTTTTTTGTTTATAAATTTCTGTTTTTGTATAATACATTGTTGTCTTAAAATTCTGAAATGTTTTCCATTAAGTTTTTCAGTTTATTTGCAATAAAGTAATTAATCAACTTAGATCGGTCTTTATTAGTTTGACCCTTATATTGATCAATAACCTTTTCTTTAATTTCTACTGGCGTAAAAGAAAGATCAATCAGTTGTTTATTTCTGTGATAATTACGAGAAAACTGAGGCGAAATATTCTTAAAATTGTTCTGAAGAAATTCTTTCATCTTTTTTGCTGAAAGAGGCTTTTGCCTTTCGCCAACAACAAAACAGTTATCTGACGATAGAATATTAGGTACACCATCTCCTGCATCCCCCTTCATGATATGCTCATTAAGGAATTGAAATGGATCAGAATGTGTAATCCACTTTTTACGAACAGGATCGTATTGCTTGACATTATCGCTGGTGTGTAGCTGAATAAAATCTTTATCTCCTGATAAAATTAGAATTTTTGATTTTTGTCCAAATTCTTTCACGAGAGTTCCAATAATATCATCGGCTTCTGCGAATTCAACGTCAATTACTTTATAGGGAAAATATTCCTTAAGTTCAGATCGAATCTTATTCATACATTCGAAAATTGATTTCCAATTTAGTTCTGAATTTTCTGTTTTCTTTTTTCTGTTAGCTTTATAATAGGGAAATACTTGTTTACGCCAGACATTTATATTATCGCAAGCAATAACCATTTCGCCATATTCGCGAGAAAACTTAACATTAAAAGAACGAATAGAGTTTAAGATCATGTGCCTGACCATATTTTCATCAATTTCTGCATTCGTATGATTACCAAGTTGCATCAAAAGATTCGAAATCATTACTTGGTTGAGATCAATGATAATAATTTTTGCCTCCATCACAATAAAATCAAGTTGCTTCAACGTCTTTCTTAAAAACAATATTTATAGATTCTGGTATCTTATATGAATTTTCTTCTTCTGGGTTTGGAATGAAAATGTTATTGGCTATATCTTGTACAGGATGATATATTTCATAATATTTACACATCACAGACCGTAATGCTTCAATTATAAATGTTACATCTTTTGAATTATTAATTTCTTGATCAGAAACATCAAATCCTGCAATTTCTAGTTGATTGAAAATCAACGGTATTAAAGTAATAATAGTTTCTTGAATATGATACAGTTTCATCATTTCAAGATCTTTGTTGATTTCCTCGATCGACTGCATTTTCATTTTGGGATTTACATTTGCCCGAGGAAAAACGATTACGTTGTTGGCATCCATATTTTTATTATAACCTTTTTTTTAATTATTGTCAAGTGACAATAATTGACTTCCTTCATATGTAAATTTAAAATCATATGCTTTACATTTTGGAAATTCCTGAACAATTTTCTCGCCGAGCTCTCGTGGATTATATGTATAAAAAATAAAAAATCCGCCACCACCTGCACCTAAAAGTTTTCCGCCAACTGCTTTATTTGTTTTTGCGAAATTATAAATTGAATCGAAATAATCGTCTGTAATTGATGATACTAAATTTTTCTTTTCAATCCAAGACTGGTGAAACAACTCTCCAAATTGATCAAGTTGAGTTTTATAAAGATAATCTAAACCTTTAAAAACCTTATCCCTTGCTCTAACTACTGCTTGAAACTTTTCTTTATCTAACATTGCATGTTGTTGTTTTTGTAGAATAGTATTTGCTTTTCTTCCTCGACCAGAATATAATAACAATAACCTATCTTGTAATACACTTAAAGTTGTTTTTGGGATATTTATATTATTGATGAGTACATTACCGTCTTTTTGAAATGTGAAATGATTTAATCCACCATATGCAGATGCATACTGATCTTGTTTGCCTACAGGATAACCACACTTATCCATTTCGATTTCACATGCAACGTCTGCAATATATTTCTTCGATTCAATTTCCCATTTAAAACTAGATAGAGCGTTTACTAATCCTACTGTAAATGCAGAAGATGAACCTAATCCTGAACCTTTTGCTAAAATATCAGAAATAGATGCTACTGTAATTTCTTTACTAATGTTAAAGTATTTTAATGTTTCTTTCGAAATTATATGTTGCATTGAATCAATGTCGTCAACTTCTTCGATAGTATCATACATTGTTCTGATACCTATATGCGGCGTCTTATGTGCCATAACATAGATATATTTGTCAATAGTTATAGAAAGAGCAGCACCTTCTTCCTGCCTATAAAAAGCAGGAAGATCAGAACCACCACAGAAAAAACTTAATCGAAGGGGAGTTCTGGTAATTAACATATTATGTCCTGTATGTAAACACTTCTGTGGGCTTTTTCCTACTTTCAATAGTTGGATATTGTTCCAGCAGTTGAGACAAATTAAAATTCCAAATATTAGAAATAAGCTGTAAATTGTATCGCATATCAACATATGCCTTATTAAATCTTACAATAGATTCTTCCTGGCCATTTTTTACAAGATTAATTGACATATTTAAAAAATTAGCAAATGTATTAAGATGCTTTTCCTTATCCACATAATCTCCATGATACATAACATTCCTTGAACCAGAACTTTCTGGTAATGCTGCATTATTAGGGTGAACGCAAAGTAATCCAGCAGACATAGCCTCTAACATAGCTCTACAGGAAGTTTCAGGCCAAGTTGAAGGATATGCAAAAATATGAGAAGTATTAAGATGTTCAAGAAGTTCATCATGCTTAGTAAACCCACGATAAGTCATCTGAGGGTGATTTCTGATCCTCTCATACAATGATTCAAACTGCTTATCGGCTTCATCCCATCCATAAATTTTAAAGCTAGAAAATACGTCCAAATGAATTTCAGGATGGATTTGTGCTAGTTGTTCAAATGCAGGAACTAGAATATCTAGTCCTCTTTGCGGTGTTGAAGTATAAACTAATCGAATTTTACCATCATTTGCTTCTTTCTTTTTTTCAAAAACATCAATTGGCGCAGGGTTAATACCAGTTTCGATAACAACTGAATTCGAATCTGCAGGAAACCCATGCATCAATTGATAGCGTTGATATTGCCAATTAGAAATAAAAACAAACTTATGAAATTGATTTCGAAAGTTTACATCCCTAAACTTTGCGGATTCTGGATCTTCCGGTAGGTCGTGAAAATACATCACTCGAATTTTTTCCCAATCAAAATCACGAGGACGTGAAGAAATAATTTGAAAATTAGACAATAACTCTGGGTCTAATAGTTTGGTTAATGTTCTCTTGGCAATTTCGGTGCCGCCATTAGCATTAATTGAAATTTCGTTTTCGTCAAATCCGCTCATTTTATTCACCAATCTTAAAGCAAGATGCTACGGCATCATTATAAAACATTTTTACAGTATCAAGAGAAACTGAATCTAATGATTTACCAAAAGAAGAAACTTTTCGAATTAGTTCAGGAGTCATAGTAATAATATCACATTGCGACCTTTCTGCCTGTACATAATTAAATGCTTCACGGGGCGATGCCCATAAAAATTCTATGTTATCAGTTAGAGGATCGTCCGAATAATCAAAACGAATTAACCTGCTCCTTTCAATAATATATTCTGGATCAAGGCCAGTATCGGCAATTCTTCCTGCAAAAACAGAAATGATTGTTGGCGTCTTACAATCACTCTTTCTAGATGCCATAATTTTTTCAACTTGAATATTGCTCAAAACAGCGGTAATATTGATATTGATATTTTCATCTGTTAAAGCTCTAATTACTTTGGTAGTATATTCGCCGGAAGTATTTGTAATTGGAATCTTGATATAAATCTTATATCCGTTTGACCACGAATTGATGATTTTTGCCTGACGAATCATTTCATCCTGTGTATCAGCAAATACCTCAAGAGATAAACATGTTTCAGGGCGAGTATTACTTAGATATTCAATTGTCTTTCTTGCAAATGATTCGTAATCTGTAATTCCAGCCTTGTTCATCAAAGTTGGGTTTGTTGTAAAGCCACTAATATTAGGGTTTTGAGCAGAATCTACAATACCGTCAAAATCTGCACCATCTGAATATAATTTAATCAATTTGTTTCTCCATATTTTCTAATCTTTCAACTAACTTAATTGCTGATAATGCGTTCAAAGCATAATAATCAGATTTTATTTCTTTCTTCTGTTCATTTGTAATAAAAATTGTTCTGATATTTGACGATTTACCACATTCAACATCTTTCCAACTATCACCAACAAAAAAACATTTATTTCTATCAATATCAAATTCTTCTATAAATTTTTCAAGAGCACCATTATTTGGTTTATAGCAAGTATCACCTCTTGTTGTTGCATAGAAAGTTCTTGTCACTTTTAACTTATTTTGAACTTTTTCGTGCATTTTCCAAAATTCATCATGAGTCAATTTACCGTCTTTTATATCAGGCTGATTTGATAGAATGAAAGTTTTATAACCCAGATCTTTTGCTAAATCTACTGCTTTTTTAGCAGTTTCGGTAAAAGAGAGTTCTTCTAAACTCCAAGGTGCTGTTTTCTTGCCCTCGTGGTCGACTAGATTTGTTAGAACACCATCTCGATCAAATATAATTGCTTTTACCATTTAGTATTATTTATTTGAAAGTTTGGATGAGAAACAATGCAATGCCAAACCACCGCTTGAAATTCTTCACTGTGTGGAGTAATTCTATTTGGCTGTAATGGTGGAACAACGATTGCAATATCTGAATTTTTAGCAGCATATCCATCTGGCTTACCAACTATGCTATAAACCTTTCCATGGACTTCTTTAGCAAAGTCAATAGCCTTAATTAATCCAACAGATACATTTTTTTCTTTATTTCCACCACCAACGGATAGAATAAAAATACAATCTTTATGTTTGAAGTTGCTTACACGAAGATACTGTTCAAATACAGTATCAAACCCTTCATCATTTGTTCTTGCAGATAATTCTGATACATTATCAGTAGGAGCATATGCTTCAATACCACATAACTTCCTTAGATCATTGACCATATGCGAGGCATTACCAGCAGAACCACCAACACCAAGAATAAAAACTCTACCTTCATTCTTTCTTACATTAGTTAGACCCTTTACAATTTGTTCGATGTTATTTTTATCGATACTGTTTGCAATATCGACGACCTCGTTAAAATATAAATCAGTAAATGCCATATTCACTCCTTAATCCTATTCCTTAATTCGCTTGATGAATAGTCATGATAACGTTCAACAACCTTTACACTAATATTTCGTTTTTGCATAATATCATAACCTGTGATAGTTTCAATCTTATCTATGTAATCGCCACCAATAAATCTCACATCAATATCTAATGTGGCCATCATATTTTCAAGATCTTTTTCAGTATCATATGGAATGATACGGGACTTACCATCTTTCATGATAGCATATAACTGCATGTATCGTTCAAATACAGTTTGAATTGGTTTGTTCTTTTCTGGTCTGTCTATTTGTGGATTAGTGTGAAGGCCAATGAAAAGAAAATCACAATTGATTATACAAGTATGTAAAAAATGAAGGTGGCCAGGGTGGAGCAAATCAAATGCTCCACATGTAAATCCTGCTGTCATTACTTAATCACCATATATGTATTCTTACCGTCCCATGCGGTTTCATTCAATACTGAATATTTAGGCTTACGATTCTTGAACATTTCAGTGAAATACTTTTCATTAACTTCCTGACCAAAAATCTTTGCTTGATACATAATCAACCAATTCTTTGAATTGATTAGTGTTGGCATAAGCCTCTCACGATATTCAAGCGGAGTTTCTGATAGAGCCCATGTAGAAATAACTAGATCAGCGTTTTCAACTTCTGGTGATTCAAACTTGAAGTTAGCATTAATACCTTGCTTCTTCAAATAAAAATCTTGAATCGGAGAAATTTCTGGAATATCGATAATTGTATACTTACCTTTGAATCCCATAGCATGAACTACAGAACACATATCGCCATAACCAGCACCAATTTCAATAATGCTTTTATATGACTTTAGTAGCTTAGGAGTAAAGCCACAAAGAACAAGATGTGCAACATCTTGAACTCTTTGCATACTTGTATCAAAATCGTTTACTACTTGTAGAAATTGCGCCTTTTCTTCTGGAATGCCAATCCAATTTTCCTTAAGCGCATCATGGACAATTTCATCTTCAAATGCAGCTGTAAATGCTGCACCAAAAAACTTTGCTGTC